AGACCCATAAATACTCCTTTCATGGTACCAACAGAGAACAACAGTGTTATTTATATCGGAATGCTCATGCCATGAAATATTATCAGGGTCTCTATGTCCCTATCCATCCCAACAAATACCGCGGAGATGTGGGGAACATCTGTTATCGCTCGTCCTGGGAAAAGATTGTGATGGCCTGGCTCGATAAACACCCCTCGGTACTCTGGTGGGGATCGGAGTCATTCCCCATACCGTATATCAGTCCAGTGGATAAGAGACCCCACCGGTACTTCCCTGACATGGTGGTCCATATGCGGAAGAAGGATCTGTCTGAACAGACCTATATCTTTGAGATCAAGCCCGCCAGGGAGACGATATTGAGACCCCCTCCTCCACAACGTTCCTCACGGCGATTTATCAAAGAGGCCGCAACGTATAGTATAAATAGAGCTAAGTGGGATGCCTGTGAAAAGTTTTGTCTATCACAGGGATGGAAGTTTATGGTTATTACCGAAAAGAATATTCCAGGACTCAAGACCTAATATGCCTTCAATACTTCAACGAATTCAACAACAATCACAGGAAGCGGGCATGATACAACGGACCGATGCGGCCCGTAAATGGCTGTTATCCTTGATTCCCTCCCTCAAGGTGACCTCCACGACCTTGATGCAGGATCGCCAGGCGATGAGGTCCCGTATTTTTGTGGGACGCATGTATTTTTTCCGGTATGATGCACTCGGTAAGAATGAATTGCCCTATTTTGATCGTTTCCCGTTGGTCATTCCTATTGATCAATATCCCGATGGGTTTTTGGGGTTGAATCTTCATTATCTCCCCGTCAAAATGAGGTGTATCCTCATGAATAAGCTCAGTGTTCTTCTGAACACCCCTGGGCGCTATGACGAGAGGACCAGGCTTCGTATTTCCTATAAGGTGCTGCAAAGTCATGGTCGTATCTATGAACATACCCCAGCCGTGAAACGCTATCTCTATGGTCAGATCAAATCGCGTTTTCTGGAAGTCCCGCCGCCACAGTGGGACATTGCCGCCTTGCTACCCACAGCTTCGTTTCGCGGTGCCACTGTCTCAGAGGTCTATGCAGATTCTCGTAAAAAAATTCAGGAGAGGAATACCTAAACATGATCGGACGTTTAGACGCATTTTGGTCCCAAATGAAAGCCGAGGGAGTCTCCAAGAATTCTCATTGGGATGTCCAGATCAATCTCCCCCGTTCGTTAGCAGGACTGGCCTTTGGTGGGATAGATCGGACCCTCAAGCTTCGTTGTGAAGCCGGAGAACTGCCGGGTCGTCAACTGGTATCCAGCGATATCAAAATCTATGGTCCCGTCTATCGGACACCCTATCAATCGGTCTATACCGAATTAAATCTGACCTTTATTGAAACGGCCGATCTGCAAGTTCGTCAATTTATGGAAGCCTGGATGAATACCATCTTCCATTCTGAAACGAATATCATGCAGTATCAAGACGCCTTTCAGACCTCAATGATGATCACCCAGTATCATGTCGATGCCCGGGCGGCCACACCTTCTGAAGACGAGCGAAGTGAGTTTTTCCCGGTTTTTGGTCCTAATGTGTTTGGGGGCAGGCAAGTGTCCGAGCCACAGCCAGCCGGATCAACACTTGAACCAGCGTTGTTTATGTATGTCAAGAATGCCTATCCTGTCAATATCAATCAGATGGCGACTGCCTGGTCTGATGACTCCCCTCATCGGGTACAGGTCGCATTCTTCTATGAGTGGTATACGCTGTCAGCGCCTTATCCTCGTAATACCATTGGAACCAATACAGGACTCAAGGAATCTCCGCGTGAGATCGCGCGGCCAGGGGGCACCAACGATCCTATCGAGGCCAATTTCTAACGTTTAACATGATATGAGGTGAAGTATGCTGCCAAAATTAGTGACGCCGACTTATGAGTATACGTGCCCATCGGGGCTGCAAGTGACCTATCGACCATTTTTGGTCAGGGAAGAAAAGCTGCTACTCATGGCCCGTGAATCGAATGATGCCAATTCGATCATGGACGCGGTAGAACAAGTGGTGACGAATTGTGTCCAGACTTCTGTGCCTATTGCCTCGCTGCCGATGTTTGATGTGGAAGCGATCTTCTTGCAACTCAGGGCGCGTTCTGTGGGGGAATCGGCGAATCTCCGTTTTCAGTGCCATCAACAACTCACGGTCCCCGGTCTGACAGACTATGAACTTGCCGCTGGGGTGATGAAGACTCGTTCGTGTGATGTGGTGTCTGAATATACCGTAGATTTGTTGGGGATCGTTCCGACCTGGGGCGAAGGTCACTCCAAGAAGATTGCCCTGACCGATACCGTGGGAATGATCATGCGGTATCCGTCATTCAAGTTCTTTAAGAAATTTATTAATGCGACACTGGGGACCGAGGAAGCGTTTCGATTGATCGAATCCTGTATCGAATCGATCTATGATGCCCAGAAATTCTATCCAGCGAAAGATTCTTCGCCGACGGAACTTCGTGAATTCCTGGAATCCTTGAATGCCAAACAAGTGGAGAAAATTGACACCTTTTTTGAGACCTTCCCGAAAATTAAAACCACGATCCCATTCAAATGCCCTGGATGTGGATATGCCGAATCATTGGAGGTCGAAGGGCTCGAATCTTTTTTCGCATAGGGACCTCGCACGACACGTTGATGAATTACTATAAGACGAATTTTGCGATGGTCCAGCATCATCAGTGGGATCTCAACGAATTGGAATCGTTACTACCCTGGGAGAGGCATGTGTATATTCAATTGCTTCAAGCCTATCTGAAAGATGAGGCCGAGACGCGAGCATTACAGACACAGAAACAGCAACATCAATCTCATCGAAAGCGTACATCCTAATGGACGATCAAAAGACCCCTGTTGTCAATCTTGGTAAAGAAACCCGGCGCGATATTGCCGGAGCCATTCGTGAGTTGTCGCGTCAATTTCGTGAACAGCGGGACGAAAAGAAATCTCGTTCATTTGCAGATAATATCGCCCATGGCATCGCCGGTGGGGCCTCGATCAGTGACTCTATCAAGGATGCCGCTGGGGTCTCAGCGGAGAAAGCCAAAGAGACCTTCAAGAAGACGATTGATCCTGTCCAGATCGTTAAACGTCTGACAGGTTCCAAGTTAGCGACCGTCCTGGCCGGGAAGGCCTTGGGGAGGAATGCCACCAAAGTTCGTGCCATTGCCGACATACCACAACCAATGGTACCAGAACAGACCGAGGATACCAACTCACCCACTGGCATACCAGAAACAGAGACCTCACCCACACCGTATACTGCACCAACGACCTCTCCTGGTCAGCTAGGTTCCGATCAAAATCAGAGCGTCTTTGCGGATATGCTCAAGTTCATGGGATTGATCAATCTCCAGGTCCATGCCATTGGTACCAAATTGGGGGCCAATGTCGGACGCAATGCCAAGGGTCAATTCAATAAAATGAATGCCCCACAAGAGAAGATTCTGGCAGATATTCGGAATCAATTGATTCTGGGGCATAAAGAAGACAAGGCCTATCAGCAACACGATACGGATCTGGAAGAGGAACAGGCTAAGTTACTCCGCGAGTCGGACGCATTACAGAAACGTGCCCTAGAAGAGGCAGAAAAGGCCCAGGACCTGGCGAGAGGGCAAGGACATCCCGATCAGTCTCCTACTCAAATACCCGTACATGGTATGGCGAGTTCTCTGTTTGGCAAAGGGGAAGGGCATAAAGATACTGGCTCTGGTATCCTTGGTGGATTAGGGTCCATGGCCGCATCAGCTCTGGGAGTTGGTGGTCTTGTTGCCGGAGGTGCCAAAATTGCCAAAGGGGCACTCAATGCCATCAAACATCCGATCAAAACCATGAAATCGATGGCAGGGACCGCAGGAAAATTTATTGCCCATCCTATCGAAACCACGAAGGCTGCGGTATCCGCACTCAAGACATTTGCAGGCGTGGGAACAAAAGCGGCGGCCTCTGCGCTCGCACCAACGGCGGCCAAGGTAGCAGAGAAAGCCGTCACCAAGGCGCCAGGCGTCATTGCGAAAGTCGCCGGTGCCGCCAAAGGTGGCAAGAAAGCTGTGGGTGCCCTTGTCCAAAAACTCATGCCGAGTATGATGAAAAAATATGGGGGTAAGTTGACTGGTTCGTTGATACCAGGCATTGGAACGCTGATTGGTGCGGGGATGACCGTGGGTTCCTTGCTCAAGGGTGATTGGATTGGTGCTGGACTCAATGCGGTGGGTATGATACCCTATGCCAGTCTGGCGACGATTCCTACGGCCATTGCCCGTGAGGTCTATTCCGAAGTCTATGATGGCGCCGATCCCTTTACTGATCCCTTGCGCGGAGAACGGATGCCTGAGTTATTGGCATCGGTCCAGCAACAGGTGGGGGATTGGATATCAGGAAAAGAAGAATCACCGACACAAATTGCTCAGGCCGATCAACAATCGGCTCCTGGTACATCTCCTAGCCCGGCTGGACCTGAAGCGGCGGTGTCACCCTCAGGGGTCTTGAATCCTGTTGCGGCCGCCAATGCGAC